TAATGAAAATATCTGCTTGGCATAAGGCTAAAGGTGATAACGTAAGATGGTATGAAGCATTTGATGGATTAGTTGAAAAGTACGACAAGGTATATATGAGTAAGGTGTTTAGTTTTACGCCTGACTATGAATATCCAATATATGCGGATGAAGTAGAAAAAGGTGGTAGCGGATATTGTATCGAATTGGTAGATGGGAAAGAAATTTATCATAAGGAACGTGATAAGAGTTTACCAGAAGAGATAGAGCATATATATCCCGACTATTCTCTATATCCAGATCAAACAAAAGATACAGCATACGGTTTTCTTACAAGAGGTTGTCCTAGAGGATGCGGGTTTTGTCACGTAGAAGCGAAAGAGGGTAGATGCAGTAAAAAAGTGGCAGACTTATCAGAGTTTTGGAGAGGGCAGAAAAACATAATATTATGTGATCCAAACATATTAGCCTGTAAAGACCACATGGAACTGTTACAACAATTAGCGGATAGCGGTGCAAAAGTAAACTTCAATCAAGGATTGGATATAAGGCTTGTAAATGATCGTAATATTGAATTGCTAAAACAGATACGATTGGATGGAATACATTTTGCGTTTGATCGGTGGCAGGATAAAGACATTATAGAGCCAAAATTAAGAGAATTTGCAAAAAAGACCGGATATCACAGGAATAAAGGAAAAGTGATGGTCTATATTCTGACAAACTATGATACGACACTTGAACAAGACCTATACAGAATACAGTTATGCAGAGAATTAAACTTTAGTCCATATCCTATGATTTACGACAAAGAGCATTGTGAACCAATTTACAGAAAATTACAAAGGTGGTGCAGTAACTTCATATTTTGGTCAGTACCAACATTTGAAGAATATTTGAAAGGAGCGAACAATGATTGATTGGATAACCGAAGAGAACCCCGAAGATGCAGATGCGTACATTGTAACGTGGGAACATCCTAGATACAATGGCAGTAGGTTTATCGGTATATGTGAGTGGGATGGCACACGCTGGCTGGTTGAAGATATGGAGCAGAGTAAGATGTATAGCGATCCGCTGATTATCAAGGCTTGGGCTGACGTAGATGCGTACAGGGGGGATGCAGAATGACAAAGAAGGAATATATATTAGATTTTCTCAAAGAGATTAACTACGCATATAACCATCCTGCTATGTATGACGATCTGAAACGTCTTCTTAATGAAATGGAAGAAGAGATTTTGGAAAGTGCAAATTGCAAGTGGATTCCAGTAACAGAAAGATTGCCGGACAAATTAAAAAATGTATTGATTGTTATAGAGGAAGATGAAGTATGCGAAGTGGCATATATGCGTAATACATATAATGCAACATATAAGGCAAATGGAGCAAAATATGAGTTTGTATTATCAACAGGAGTTACATACGCTTACTATGAAGTTGATGCGTGGATGCCGATACCAACATATAACGGAGGTGATGCAGATGCAGATAGTGATTGATATTGATGAAAAATATTACGAGTTATTAAAACACGATGTTCTTGTGAATAGAAACGATTATAAGCCAATCGTTTTAATAGCAAAAGGCAAACCACTTCCGGCAGGTCACGGAGAATTGGTCGATCTTGAAAAGATGATAGAAGATTTTTGGGATGGTAATTTTATGGAAATACATAAAGATGATTTATCGAAAATTCCTACAGTAATCGAAGCAGACGGAGGTGCGGAATGACAAGAGAAGAAGCAAGTAAAGAATTAAATATACATTTGGTACATTGGAAACGCCTATTATTTGATAAAATTTGTCCGCAAGACGAGGGCGAAAGAACGATTAATGCGCTTAATATGGCAATCAAGGCGTTGGAGCAAGATCCTTGCGAAGATGCTATCAGCAAACAGGCTGTGCTTGAACTGATTGCAGATTATAATTTAAGCATGGGGCAAGTTGTAAGAGGTATTCATGCATTACCACCAGTAACACCACAGCCGAAGATGGGAAAGTGGATATACAGGAAGGAAGAAGATTCCTATAGATGTAGTTTATGTGGATTCCCTTGCCACAAAGATAATTTGGGTGCAATACCTACAAAGTATTGTGCTGGATGTGGTGCGGTAATGGAGGTGTAGAATGACGATAGGTGGAGCGTTAAGTGAATTAAATAATCTTTTGAAAGCAGATGATATACCAGTCTATTACAAACCGTCAATCAAGGCTGTAATTGATACTATCGCATTAAGCAGTTCAGAAAAGCCGAACAAGTGGGTAGGGGCTGATGTTCTGAATCATTGGATAGGGGCAGAGTTGCTTGACAAAATAAGAGCCGATATAGACAGCTATTGTAGTGATAACAGAGATAGAAATGACGGATTGTATATTGCTATGCGGATTATCGACAAATATCAGGCAAGCCTGACAGTGGCAGAAGGGAGCGATAAAGAATGAGTGAGGATTGGCTTATAAGAGCAAGTGATATGACAGTATCGGAACGGAATACAATCTATGAAGCAATAATGAAAGTTGAAACTGAACGGGAGAAGGACGGCAATTATCGCAAAATGTTTGCATGTGTATTCAACAAAGATTGGGTAAACGACATTACGCCATGTGGAATTGAAGAAAAGAAAATGTGCTATCACAAGGCAGAAGGGAGCGAGGAATGAAGTTAGTGGTTGATATTCCAGAAGATTATTACAAGGCGATAAAAGAAATTCCTGTCGAACAATCAACAGCAGATATGATGATTATTTGTAACGGCACACTGCTTACTACAGATGCAGTAGACCGTGTGACGATCAAAGAGTATCTATCGAGTTGCGAAGTGGCACAGACGAAGAGGGGGCGGTGGATAACATGGAAAGAAGCTGGTAACGAAATACCATCAGAAACGAGGTTTGAGTGTTCCGTATGCCATGATACCGCACAGACCTTGTGTAATGGGTTAGATTTATTAAGTCCGTATTGCCCGAATTGTGGGGCAAAGATGCAGGAGGTAGAAGAATGACAGGTGAATTTACACTCAATAGTCCACTTACAAAAGAGGATTGGGACAAGATCGCAGATGTAGAACTGGAAAAAACAAAAAGAATTTGGTTTAAAACTCCTAGTGGTAAAAGTGTTGAGTTTATCCCAATGTCTGTGATTGATACTATTAAGGCAGAGATTATTGAAGAATATAAGTTAGAATCTGAAAATTTGTATGGCAACGGAATGAACAGGTGTTTTGAAATAATCGAAAAACACATAGACGGAGGTGCGGAATGATTTATAAAACACTAGGCGATAGGCTGAAATATTGTCTTGAAAAACGAGGTATGAGCCAAAGGGAGTTTGCTGCAAGAATAAACACAACGGAAGCGACGGTGAGCAGATGGATATATGGGACTAGGCAGCCGAAAGCAGATGCTATAGTTGTGATTTGTCAAAAGTTAGGCATATCTTCTGACTGGCTTTTGGGACTTATGTAGGAGGTGATTTTGAGTGAAAGATACTTGTGATAAAGGAAAAGTAGTCAGAGAGTGGGAAACCGGAGACAGCGAGTGCAATGCCTACTCTCAGGAATACGAGTGCGGTGCGGTCTATAACAACAACTATATGGATGTTATTGGTTGTCGGGATCACGATTGCTTTTGGGATTGTGGAAATTGCCGATATAAGTGTCCGAAGGAAGTGAGGGACGGTGAATGAAAGATCATAGCTGTTTGGATGGGATTATCAAAGATACAAATGACAAGTTTCTTATTGCCTATGATAAAGGCTACAATCATGCAATAAGGGACACAATAGAAGGTGATAGGGAAAGGATGGATAACATTCGCAAAGATTCATACGAACGTGGCGTAAAGGATTTATGGGAGAGTGTCTGTAAATTTATGGATGCTGATATCGTATCAGACAAAGAAATCTGGGGATGTACTAGCTGGGATAAGTTTGCACAGTTATCGCCATCCGAAGTGATAGAAAGACTTAAAGAGTACGATGAAAAGCATAATTGCATAGATAAAATCTGTAATAATTGCAAGTATAGTGATAATGGGATGGTTGGTGGAAATAAACAAAGGTGTGCGTCTTGCTATTACGATGAGCAATTAAAAGGTAACACATTATTTGAACCAATGGAGACAGATAGCAAGATCGAAGTAGGGGATGTGGTAAAAAGAGCAGATATAGATAAATCTTTAGTAATCATAAAGTTTACGGAAGAAGGATGGGCGTTAGGAATGAATGAAGAAGGTAATATATCGGATGTGAAATTATCTGTCTACAAAAAAACTGGAAAACATTTTGAACAGATAGCGGAAGTATTCAATAGTCTAAAGGATGATACCGATGCTTGAAATGGTAGAACAGTACGAACGCTGCTATTATTTGGGAGCATATACCGGTCAGGAATGTGAACTATGCCCACATAGGGGAGAGTGCAGCGGATCAGAAAGTGAGGATGATGACGAATGAGATGTCCGAATTGTAAAAGAATACAACGATTTACCGAAAAGGAAAAGATATTAACTATGCAAAAAGGCGAGATAGAATCATTTTGTCATAATTGTGGAACGATCCTTGTTGTTCATAAATATGATGTAGATCCGAACGAGAAAAGAAAACATAACAAGGAAGTTGGAATATGTACGCAATGCGGCTGTCGCCCAGCAGTGGAAGGATTGAAAACATGTGAACACTGCCGGGAATTATATGGACACAAGAAAAAAGAAGTTATGTCTAGCGGATATTTTGAACTTTTCCTGAGAAGAGATGAACCAAAGAAAAAAGAGAATCAGTATGAGATAGACGAATTATCTAAAATTGCACATGACAAAGGAATATCATACGGAGATTTAGTAGCAATAATGGAAGGCAGGAAGAAAGAACGAAAAGACTTGGATTGACCGATTTAGCACAGATTGATAAAATATTATAAAAGCCATTGCAAGACACTTCCTACACAGAAGCCTAGGACTTACCCTTTCGCCTAGGCTTTTGTGTTGGCATCGAGTTTATCTACGATACGGTCCAGATTACGGACAATAGAGAAAAGCGCGTCGTCAATAATTTGCTTATTGTCTTCCTGCTGGATTCCGAGTTTAACTAGATGCAGGTTGGCGGATACTTCCTTCAATTCTTCTTTGATATCATCATTCATTCGATTTTCCTCCGGCAAATGCGTGTGATTTTGATAGCCCCCTACCTTTTTATTCTATCACAAACTCAGCAAATTCCTGAATAGATTTTTGAAAAAACATCAACAAAAATGGGTATGGGCTACTGATCGATTATTTTGATCTAGTTTTCTGCATTAGTTTCATAAATGCAGTTTTCCGGATCATTTAAAATATTATTTCGGATATATTTATTGACTTTGGCTAGTCCTTTGGGAGATAGTCCATAACATAACCGGATCGTTTCACCGATTGCGGTGTTGGTGTCTTCCGGTATGAAAGATATAAAATCGTCGGCAGCATCAAGGGCTTGTATTATCATTGCAATGGTCTTGGGCCGTGGTATGCACGTATCGTGCTCCAGCTTATTGATATACTGCTGGCTTGTACCACATATTTTAGCAAGTTCCTTCTGCGATATACCCTTGCGGGCTCTAACGGCTTTTATTGTCTCCCCAAATGTCATAATATACTCCCTTATGCAATAGATACGTTGGATGTCAATGCAGCTTCCATCTGGGCGTCACTGCGTTTGATATAAGTCATTGTGGTGGTAGTGGAAGAGTGCTGCAATGCCTGGCACACTGCCATTACATCATAACCGGTCCGTGTATACAGATCGCAAGCAAATTTCTTTCTAAAACTATGGGTGCTTACATTATCGATTCCTATATACCCTGTTACGGCTCTAAGCTGCTTCCATACTGCTGCAGATTTGATGTCAAATAACTTTCCATCTTTGATAACGGTGTGGCGCTTATAGTCTTCGATAAAGTCTACAATTGCCTGGGGTACAATGAACGTGCGCTTCTTGCCGGTTTTTTGCTCTTTGATATTCAATCTGTGGATTGATCCATCACGGATAATACTTTCCGTTGTCAATGCAATAATATCACCGATACGGCAGCCTAAATTTGCCTGCAGTACCAGGATCGTTGCAATCTGGTCATTAGGGCGGTGCTTCACTCCATTATACTCGTATCCGGTCCGGAGTAACAAGATAATTTTTCTGTATTCGTTTTCTTCAAGTGCTCTGCAAGTATATTCTCCCATAATGATGATCTCCTTTCAGATTTTTTTAAAAATTTTTTTCGCGGACCTATTGCAACAGATTTTGATACCCCCTGGGGTCTGATCGCTTTTCGGGCCCGGCCAAAACCGGATCAAAAAATCGAAAAATCGTTGAGCAAAAAGGTTTTCGATTAGGCGGCCCGGTTTTTGGGACCGTTTTTGTCATTGATCCAGAAAATCGTACTTCTGGCGGTGTGGCCTGGCTGCCGGCCGCGGGTGGTCCGGCTCGCGTTTTGCCCCTGTGCGGCCGTTTGTGTGGTGGGGTGGTAGTTTGTACGGCTTGCGGTGTTTCCGTGCGCCCTGGGGCATTCTGGCAAGCGTGGCTTGGTGTCATATGTGTGACTGCTTCCGGACCTTCTGCGGCTTTTCCTGCTGTCTCTGCATCGGCTGCGTTCTTTTCCTGGGCTCCTGCGGTGTTTTCTGTGGTTCCGTCGGGAGTTTCATCTCTTGCGGTCTGTGTAGCCTCCTGTGGCTCTGTTTCTGCTGCGGTGGTAGTTTCTGCGGCTGTGGCGCTTTCTTCCGTCTCTGCAGCTTCTAGCGCGTCAACAACTAACCGCGCAACGTTTGCGGCGTTGCCTCTGGCTTTCGGGTATCTTTCCGGGTGTGAAAGATACTCTTTGCACTTGTCCAGGGCTGCCAGCTTGCATTCTTCTTTCGTGGCGTGGTGGCGTGTAATAACTTCACCTGCGGCCGTTCTGAGTCTCCACATGATTAGGTTCGGCTCTGGCTTGTATTGCTCCATTACAAGCCCGTTCATGTGATCTTCCTCTAGTTCTTCGGCGCTGTCCAGGGCTCCGGATGTGACAAGCCCGTGAACCACGCATGCAAGCTGGCTGTATTTCTTCATGTATCTCTCTGCGCGTTCGGTTCTGCGGTCGTTCTCGTTTCCGTTTCTCCATATGTCCGCGTGATATACTTCTATTGTTGCCGGGGTGATTTCTCCAAACGTGATAAAATACTTGTCATGGCCGTTCTTGGTTTCGATAATGTAAAGCCCTTTCAAATGATCTAAATACAATAGATTATACTCAAGGGCGCCATGTATGATTCTATATTCTGCAGTATAACCGCGGCGGCTCTCCGTCCGTGTTACTGTGATATTAGCTCTTACTCTGTCGGCGTTGCTGGCTGCGATATTAAAAAACATGTTCGGCTCCTTCCTGCCCGCTGTGGGGCTGTGTGATAAAATTTTTTCAGGATCAATAAAATTTTTTCCCCAGAAAAGCGGGGCCGCTTTCGGTGGGGTACTTACTAGCATAATAATTAAAATATCCAACTATTGACGGGTGCATGTTCCTGATTCCGTGCGCCTCTGCTCTTGTAAAGTCTTTCATGCTGCTTGTCCTCCCTTCGTGATAATATGCAGATGTAAATCTGTATCATTGCCGGCGTGTACAAAATGGCTTATTAGCTGGCGCTCTGTGTGTATGCTTCCGACTTCGTACGGGTCGCCGCCTGCGCTTACATAGTTCTCATGCATTGCCGGTACTCCGTCCGGGTCTATATAGGATAATTGCCAAACTACCCCGGGCCGGGTGGAGTGGTGCAAGATTCTTCTTTGCCCGCGTTCGGTGATATATTCGGCCGCGATAAAATCACCGGAAAAGATGATCTTTGCAAGCTCCGCGGCTCTGGCTGCTTCTTTGGCTTCGGCTGCTTCCTGCTCTGCGTCCGTCCCTAGGAAAAAAACAGTATAATCTATATTAAGTGCCGGAAAAGTCTTTCTTGCTTCGTTCATGTTCGTTCCTCCTCATAATGAAATAATTATGATGTTGATAATTTCGCGGGCTTCTTCTTCTGTATATCCTGACGCTAACAAATTTGTAAAAATGGTTTTGATTTCGATCTGTGTCATGTTCGTCCCTCCTTATCCTTCAAAACGTGCGCCAAAAAAGAAATATGTCTTGTTTTTGCTGGCTTCGATTTTCTCAAAAATGATAGTATTATCTTTTATGCCGCATCCTCTAAAATCGGCCCCTTTTAATAATTTGTGATATTCGGCCGGGGTGTATAACTCATTAGCAATTAAAAACCGATCAATATATAACTTGCCGTTCCTCCTGGCCTTTAATACCTGCGCTTGGTCAAATTGCGGTAACACTTTGTAATATGTCATGATGGTGTTCTCCTTTCTGGGATTTTTTTAGTTGGATCAATGATTTTTTTGTACTCTATGCGCTCGATACGGTCCCACAATTTCATGTTGTTCATGGCTTTCAATATGTCATAATATTGACTTTGCAGCGCTTCGGCGTTTTCTGCCGGGGTTCCTGTGACGGTGATAGAAAAAACTGTGCCGTCTGCGTGGTAAAATGTATATTCCCCTTTTGCCAGGTATAACAAGTAATAAATGCCCTTCACCTGCTCAAAACGGCCTTTTTTTATCATTCTTAAATGTGTATACATTGCGCTTCCTCCTTATTTTTTTGTATCAGATAGCCCGCCGCCGGTATCGGGCCGGGGCCGGTGGTGCTGGTCGATTCTCTCCGGGGGCTGTGTTTTAATCGGTGCAAGTGTAGCCGCTGCGCTTCAAGTCCTCAATGAGTTCCTGGCGCTTCTTCCGGGTGATAACGATCATGTCCCGGTACGGCATGCGGTTCGTGCTGTAAGTCCTGGCGCTGTGGTCAATGGTCAATGTGTACGTGTTGCCGTTGGTGTCTCTCTTTGTCTTGTATTCCTGCATCATGTGCGGTCCCTCCTTTTATGCGTATTCTTCCATGCTGTTGATTAACTCATAAATATCTGTGTTCGGTGCGATTCTTTCAAACTTCGCCGCGGCTCTCTTGCAAGCCTTCCATGTTCTTTCTGCGGTCCGGCTGTCGGTGTCGTATCCGTACTCGCTGCAAAAGTCTTCAAATGATTCGGAACCGCTGCAAGCGTCCGACAAAAAGCAGTAAAAAGCGTTTATTATGTCGTATTCGCTATCAAGTTCCGGGTGTGCGATACTTGCCCAAAAATCAAAACTTGTTTTCTTGCCGGTTTCGGTGTTCCTGACTGTGACGGTGTGGTGATTCCAATTTTCGCGGCCGTTTCCCCACGGTGCGCACTTGCTGCCGGTGTAGGTTGCTGTGATAATGAATGTTGTGAACTGTGCTCTCATATCTTTGGCGCCTCCTCTGCGCGTCTTGCTGTGTGTGGCCTCCTGGCCGGTTTACTTTGTATAATCTGCGCTTGTGATCTCGTTATATAACAGATGGTTCTTTTCGCAGTAGTTGAAAAATTCTCTTTGTATCTGTCTAGCGTTGTCGCCCTGCTTGCCGGTCAAGATGATTTCGAACTTCCCGCCGGTCCTCCAAAATGTGAAGGTGTAGCGGCCTTTTGCCAGTGCTATCAATTCATAATCGCAGCCGTTGTCTATAATCCTTCCTTTTCCGATATCCTCAAGGGCTTCTAATAATGTCATTTTGTTGGCCTCCTTTCTGGGAATTTTTTAAGTGTGATCCGGATTTTTTCGGGGCTTCCTGACGTCCGGCCTCTTAGCATTCGGCCGGCTCGCCTGGCGTCTGCTCCCTTCCGGGGTTTATGCTCTTTTAATGGTTACGCCTTCAAGTGTGTTATATGCTTTTACTTCTGAGTTTGTGAGTTCTGTGGTTCCTACGTACTGACCATCTACGAAAATTTTGTATACCTGCATTTTGTTTTCCTCCTTATGTTTTATGGAATTTTTGCTGTTGTTTGTTCTGTTCTTAAGATCATTATAAACTTTAAAGTTTAATTCGTCAACTATAAAATGCAATTTTAAAGGGTAAAATTTAACCAAAGAATTGCAATATAAACTATGCAGTTTATACAAGAAAATAGAAAATTGACATATAAAACTAAATGTGTATAATGTAAACTATGAAGGAATTATCTATACTTGAAAATATAAAATTATATGCAGCACGAAAGAACATGAGCATGTCAGACTTAGCGCGGGCTCTTGACAAGTCGCCGCAAAACTTCAACCAACAATTAAAACGCGGTGATTTTCGTCTGTCGGATTTGGAAAAGATCGCCGGCGTGCTTGGTGTCTCTTTTGAGTGGGATTTTATAGAAAAAGACCAGGGCGAAAAAGATCATATATAACATGTGATCTGTGTGCACGCTTCCGGAATTGCTCCCGTGGGCGTCCTGTGGTACAATAGATATAATTGAATAGGCGCACATGCGCCGGTGGGCTGTTAGGATTCCCTATAATACAGATAGAATTGAGTCTGTGTTATAGGGTTTTTTGTTTGTGGGTGGTGAAATATGGCTTTTACTTTTAAAGAATTAAAACAGGCACGAAATAACGTCATGGATTCCTTCGGGCTAGACTCCCATGACGCTTCGAAAGTAGTTGGATATTTTAACGGGGGAGGGCCGGTTCTGTGTCCGGATATAGTCACGGCTATGATTAACGGTGATCTGTCCGACGTGGGGCCGGCTCTGGCTGCTTTGGGACTTCATACGGATGACAAGCCCGGAAAAGATCAAGAAAAAATTGGGTGTGATCCTCCAAAAATTTTCCCAGAAAAGAACACGGAACCGGAAAAAGGAAAAAAATTTTCAGGATCAAGAAAAAAAAATGATTCTGATACGAAAAAAAGACCGGTGACAAGTGATCTGTGTGGGGCCGGGGATAGTCTGCAGCGTGTCCAGGGTGAAAGCAAGCAAGCAAACAAGAATAATCCGGAATGTGGGGCCGGAATTGGGCCGGAATGCTGCCAAGGTCAAACGGATGACATAGAAACGGATGTAAACCCGCACGCGCTGCCGGTCGGCTTATATGATGATATTTGCGCCACTATAGAAAACTACTGCAGACAATATGACATCACGGAACCGTTAAAAATGCATCCGTCACAATGGAAAAGCCTATGCATCTATATAGGCCAGGGCATAAAGGCGCGTGCAATCCTTCAAGACAAGTCAAGGTATAGTGAAGTAGGTTTTTGTTATGATGGGGCGCGGGTGGCGGCTCTATTAGATTTATATGAATACATTTGCGGCCAGTATAAACAAGTGCCTTTTGCCTACAATTTCATGCACTTTGCCGGCATTAGTAGGCAATACTTCGCGGATTATGGCGATAGATTAACCTCCGGGCGTGTCAACCTCAAACAAAAAGCCTATGATATCCAGCGGGCCGGCCTTGTGGAAGCTGTGACGGGTGGCGGGTCGGCCACTGTTGGCAATATATTTCTATCTAAAGCGCTCGCCGGCCTTCAAGAGACCGTAACAATTCAGCATGTAAGCGCTGCAAGCACTCCGGCGGCCGTGGCGCTGCCTGTATTCGGTCCGGATGGCGGTCTATTGGAGGAAAAGCGGCCGGAATAGTTAATAAATGTGACAAAATAGTAACTTTTCGGGCGGTTGGGCGGTCCTGGGCTGGTGGTCGGGTATGGGTCCCGCACGGAATGCCCCCGGCTGCGCCGGGTTAGCTGTTCATCGACCTAAAAAACAAAGTTTTGTACCACAAAAGGTGAGAATATGGGAAGACCAACGGATGAGAAGAAGGATAGGACGATAAAACTGCGGATTAGTGAGGAACTGTATGCGGATCTAATAACGAGGGGCCCGAATATGTCGGAGACGATTCGGAAAATCCTGAAGGGCGAAAATAAAACCGCTGTTGATTCTGTACCACAAAATGAAATAACGAAGATAGTGGAAGATATGGATGAAATGGCGGGGTGTTGCGGAGTTCCTTTGGAAGATATGGTGCATCAGTTCTTCGGGATGTTGGAAGACGGTAGGTTGAGGTTTGAAAACGGGGTTATGAGAGCAAATTGTGAACCGTGGGTGGAGGAATTCAAGAGTGTGTGCCACGATTTGTGCATTCCAGTTGAAAAAGCAGCAGAGGGTGCGATAAAGGCCATGAAACGAGGTGTCTTATGATGCCGGATAAATGTTATGGGTGTGAATACTATGATGAACTGTTTATTCCGGAGACCGGGGACGAATATGAGTTGTGTACGAAACCGGATGATGTTGAGTGTGACGAAGATCCTGATTATGGAGGGTGAATATGCATATCTGGCATAGAGGGGAAGAGTATCTGTTGTGTTTTAGAGGGCGAGTGCTGTTTCGACTGCCTAGGTTCATCGGGAGGTGGTTAAGTGAAAGATGAAAGCTGTCCGCACTATGATGTGTGCTTGGAATTTTACCCGGATATCGAATGTCCGGGAGAAGAGAAGTGTTTGGAGCCGTGCAATTCCTTCTGGGATGGCATAGAAGCAAACGAAAAAGCGGAGTTGGATATATGGTACGGAGGGTCAAATGAGTGAGTTTAGATTGATAAAAAGGGAAGATATTGAAGGATTGCGGTATACGAAACTCCCTTGGGATGTATGTATAAAAAATCGTCCATATCAGGTAATAAATGTAGATGGTTTTGTGCATACAATAGGTGGTCACCTTGATTTTGGGAAGGGTAATAGTTTTTGGGCCTATCCGTTAGATGAAGAAATGAACTATGACAATCTTATAGAGTTTAATGGATGCCCGGGAGCCAGGTGGGGAATAGAGTATTATCCTACGAATTACATCAAAACAAAATGGGATGAATCAGAAGTAAGACAAGGCAGGCATTTGATTATTACAAGAAACGAAAAGCCCTTTTACGATGGATTTTTGACAATCCATGAGGCGCTTTCTCTTGTTCTGGATAATAAACTGTCTGAGCATCCATTGGATCTGAATAATAGGGACTTTGATAAAAACTGTGTAGGGCGGAAGATATGGTATCGTTCTGAACCGGCGATTATAGAGCGATATGTAAATGGTCAGGCTTGCATCATCATAAAACCGGACGGAATGGAAAGATTTTCTGTACCTAAAGAGCATCAAGACAGCGATATACCATATTACGAAGAAGATACATTGAAGGTGGATATATTCAGCAAGAATGTCTGGTGGTTTAGGGAGTAAAGGTTATGACGAAAGAAAGAGCGATAGAGATAATTCAGACGGAGAAAAAGTGCGTAGCAAGAGCGAATATCTGTGATCGTGACTGTGCTAATTGCCATTTGGTGCTGCCGGAAGAAGAGATTTTGGCGGCATATGATATAGCTATCCGGTCTTTGTCGCATCATATAGTCCCTTTTGGGAAGGTGACAAGTCTGGATGATGGGAAATGATTGTGGAGATCCCCGAAGAAATGTGAGTGGTGGTGGAAAAGGTAGACACTAAAACTGTGTGACAAGCAGTAAGACAAGAATCGCAAGTCAAAGCGAGGATGCCACAGTATACCGAGAATGATGTGGCAGCCAGTTCATGTAAGGTGCAAATCCTTACCCACTCAATAAGGGCAGGGTACAACTCTTGGGTTGATACCTGACTGTAGCAAGTTGTACGTGAAGCCTGCCCTTTATGAAAGGAGAGAGTATGAGTTTTATAACAAGACAACCTAATGGATTGCTGTGCCGGTTCTCATCGGTGGTGGATTGCCCTACTCATTGGAATATGACAGATGAAGAGTATGTGGCATTCCGGATGGAACTTGCACGGGATGAAGCGAGAATGCTCATAAAGAACGATATGGTTCCGTTTGAGCGTGTGAAGGACGAGTTCTGCCCGAATAATATGACGGAGGAAATGTTCGAAGTCGTGATGAAACAGATGGAGTTACCGGCAGAAGATGCGAAGAAACAGAAGGAAGCTAATCCTAAGATATTTGAAATGTCCTGAATGTGGGAAGATCAATGAGATTATGGGAGAGTGTGGCCGGAAACGGAAAGTCGGTCATATTAAGACTATGGTGTGTTTCTACTGCCGGAATAAAGTGGATATGGAAGAGGTAAACGAGTGGCAAGCCCAGAACTGATCAGAGCATTTGAATCCTATAAGACTTATACCGTAAAAAGCGACAAGGCAGACGAGCGTGTGATAGATGCGTGTGTCCAGGCTGCGAACGTTGCGTATACCGGAGAAAAAGATATTCCGTATGGTAAGGAGATATCCGCTTTTTCGCATTCTCTGATCGATAGATGGGTAAAAGAGAACACGAACGGGAACTTTTGGATGTTTGAGCGGTGGGCGCAGGAGAACCAGAAGAGCCATAACGTGATAAACCAGGCATATGATCTGTTTAAGATAGAATCTCCGCACTTGTTTACCAGTTATATGTACTATATGGAACGGAATAGGGACTATAGCAAGCGGTTCTATGTTCCCAGACGGAAAACACTGTGGCTGCCGGCCCAGGATATGCAGGATTTGGAAGATGATCTGTTAGATACTTATGGATTGTCGATGCCGAGTCGCGTGGGTAAGAGTACTCTATGCATTTTCTTTTTGACCTGGATAGGGCTGCGGAAGCCTATGTCTCATAACGCGATGGGCGGACACTCAGGGCAGCTGGTTAAGAGATTCTTCCGCGGCCTGGAGAATTTGACGGACACGGATGAGTATAAGTTTGCGGAGCTTTTTCAGTATGTAAACCCCACAATGAAGAAGGTTGTGGAGAAAAAATCGTCTGATCCGGCGGAGTTAACGATCAACCTGGGGAAGAAAGACGAGTTTGCGACTTTCACCTGTCGAAGCACCGACTCGACCTGGACCGGCGCGGTGGACGTAAGTGAAGATGGATATTTGTATGTGGATGACCTTGTAAGAGATCGTGAGCACTCGCTTTCTGCTTCCAGAATGGAGAATACATATCAGGAATACCAGAATAAAATGCTGGACCGTATGAATGATGGTGCCAAAAAGATATTGGTAGGTACATTGTGGTCCGTACTTGATCCGCTGGTGAGGGAAGAAAACGAAAATGACGGGAACCCACGTGCAAGGTTCCGTAAGATACCAGCTCTGAATGAGAACGATGAAAGCAATTTCCAGTATGAGTTCAAAGGATTTTCTTCAGAATATTATATTAGTTACCGGAACCGCTTGGATAAGGCAGAGTGGATGGCGAAGTATCAACAGGCTCCGTTTGTTCGTGAAGGTCTGACTTTTCCGATTGAGGAATTGAGATTTTTCGATGGCAATGTACCTGATGATAAGTGCCGGACAATTGCAGCACTTGACCCGGCATTTGGCTCCGGAGATAGTTTGTCTATGCCGATATGTAAGGATTTTGGCGATAATAAGTATATCGTTGATTGGGTACACGACAAACGGACAGTGGCATATACGATACCTTTGGTGGCAGATAAAATCCTGGAACATACCATTACTGAGTTGAAGATAGAGAAGAACAGAGGTGGCGACTTGTTCGCTGAACAGTTGCAGAAAGAATTGGATGCAAGAAGAATAAGGCATTGCCATATCACCTTGGAGAACGCTCCGGTGAAGATGTCGAAAGAAGATAAGATCAGCGGTTATTCAGACTTTGTGAAGAGACAGTTTCAGTTTTTGACCGTCAGGAAGTGGACGGATGACAGTAATTTCGTTTATGTGGCATCTGAACAGTATCGGAAAGCAATTGATGAAATGACGATGTTCTCAGCAGAGGGTAAAAATGTAAATGATGACGCTCCTGATGCAATTACACAGCTTGCAATGATGTTTGAGAAGAAGCAACAACGTAAAGCAGTAATTATGAGATCACCAATTTAGGAGGGAGAAATGACAACAAGAGATTATTTGACGCAGTTAAGAGTGATTGATTTGGAGATTTCTATGAATCGCAGCGAGGAACTATCCTGGCTGGAGCTGGCCACTAAAATAAATGGCGGCCTGTCTGAGATTAAGGTAGAAGGCTCGTCTTCTCCGGATCGTATGGAAAGCCTGGTTGTGAAGGCCGCTGACTGTGCTCTGAATGCAAAGAGAGAGCGAGAACGCTTGGTTTATTTAAAGACCACTATAGAGCGTCAAATAAAGGAAATAGAAGATAGCGAGATGCGGTTTATGCTGTGGGGATATTACCACGATAAAGAGACGGTTCATTCACTTTCTAAGAAAATCCCGACTTCAGATCGCAATGGAAGACGCATAATCGAGAAGGCTACAAAAGCGTTTGAAGAGAAATGGGGACATACATATATGTAAAACGCCTGTTTTGTCCTATTTTATCATATTATGTCATATTGAAAAGGAAAAGTCGCTTTGATATAGTAGAATTAGCGAAAACCGGAAAGGCAACGCATGGATTTATCTCGTTCCGAAATTGAATATCTCATAGATGAATTTATTGTGAATGTTTCAAACGCGGAACGAAACAGGAACCTAATGCGGCGGCGTCTTATCGACGGTGTTACATATGAAAAGCTGGCAGAAGAATTTTCACTAAGCGTCTGCCAAACAAAAAATATCGTTTACAGTATGACAAAACTGTTGGAGAGTCATGTTTAACGGAATAGATGTGAGCTCCTATCAGGGAGACATAGATTTTGAAAAACTGAATGTCGATTTTGTCATAATACGTGCCGGTTGGGGCCAGAAAACGCTTGATAAGAAGTTTAGAAGGAATATCGAAGCGTGTAACCAGAGGAATATACCTTGTGGAGTGTACTGGTTCTCATACGCATATACGGCAGAGATGGCAAGAAAAGAAGCGAAGGCTTGTTTAGCCGCAATATCACCATACCGGATCACGTATCCGGTATGTTTTGATTTTGAGTATGATTCTGTGAGTTATGCCGCTAAACACGGAGTTAATGTTACGAAGCAACTGGCTTCAGATATTGCTCTTGCGTTCTTGAAAGAGATAGAGATGGCAGGTTATTGGCCGATGAACTACACTAACCTGGATTTCTATAATCGGTATTTTGATGATCGTGTGAAGAAATACGATCTGTGGGCGGCTAGGTACACGCAGAAAGAAAAAGATATTGTGAAGAGCGCTGGGTTGTGGCAGTATTCCAGCACTGGCCGTATGGACGGCATAAAGGGCAATGTAGACCTTGATAAGTCATTTAAGGACTATCCGGCCTTAATAAAGATTAAAGGCCATACAACGGCTGCAGAGAAGCCTAAAGACGCTCCTGATCTTGATGTGTCGAAAGATGCGTATAAAATACCAGATGTATATAAAAGTGTGTTTGACGCAGGATACTATTATAATCGGTATCAAGATTTGAGAGATGCGTTTGGACCAAAAGCGACAAGCCAACAACTGTTTGAGCATTTTGTGACATACGGAATGAGAGAAGGCAGAAATGCTTGTTTTGGTTTTGATGTTAAGAAATACCGTGAGAAAATGTCTGATTTGAACGAGATATACGGTGATGATTGGCAAGCGTATTTCTTGCATTATATGTTGGTGGGGAAACAAGAGATTGCCGAAGGCAAACGCTCTAGTTTCTGATATTTTCTACCTTTCAGGAAGGAGTCACCTTGGCGGGCGACTCCTTTTTGAATGAAGGAGGCAGTATGATTATTTTGAAAGATGCAGAATTTAGACATAACGCAGAAGGGCAGAGAGTAGTTGAAGCGACTCTTTATGCGGATAGTTTATCAGGACTGCCAACTGAATGTGCAGATATTGATGGGCTTTTGGAAGATGATGTTTTGGATGCCGGAAGCACGGCTCTTAATATGACTACAGGTGATATTGCCATGTTTGACGGTACTTCCTGGAATAACTGGTAAGGGAGGGTACAGAAATGGGTTTGGATATGAATACTCTTGGCGCTGCCAGGGCATATACCAAAGCGACTGCGGAGGCTATGGGTGCCGTTAAGGGCGCTAATTGCACAATTTCTGATATTTCCGTAATTACCGGTGGCCATAGAATCACGTTTGCTTGGAAAGATAACCAGGATGTTACCCATACATCTACTCTGGATGTAATGGACGGTGCAGAAGGTAACGGCATTCACGTTGCGTATGTGGTAGGTTCTACACCGTATGCTAGTGATTGGCTCTCTTATACTCCGAGTGGGGCGCCGTTTACTCCTGATCCGGATGATATCTATGTAATTGCGTCTAGTGGAACATATTTGAATACGATGTATCGCTGGGATGGTACCGCGTATGCATGTATCAGTGGCGAAGGCGGTTCTTCTGCTCTTACAAGTGATCTGACTGTATCTGTGACGGTTGGTGGTATCACAAGTGGTACTACACTTGCGTCCGGAACGTCTTTAGAACAGATTTTCCGTGATATGCTGAACCCGGTTGCATATCCTACACTTACAAATCCGAGTGCAACACTGTCTGCGACTAGTGCGAAATTGTTGGAGAAGGGTGGAACGCTCTCTACAACATTTACAGCATCTTTCAATCGTGGTTCGATCAATCCGGCATATGGTACGAGTGGATATCGTTCCGGCACTGCTACTGGATACTCTTTGAATGGTGGCACATCCCAGGTCGGAAACACATGGAGTGCGACTGTTACTGAGTCTCAGTTGACATATCAGGCAAGTGTAAGCTATGCAGCAGGTGAGCAGCCGAAGGATAGCGTAGGAAATGATTATTCTACGCCGCTGCCGGCTGGTTCTGTTAATTCTAACACGATCACTTATGAGTTTGTTGACGCTATGTGGGCTAACACAGCGGCGATTGCAACGATTGCTAAACTGTCTTTGGTAAGCAAGTCTACAAAGCAGCGTGATATGACATTCCCGGCTCAGACTGTGGCTAATCCGGAAGTATTTGATATTCCGGCGTCCTGGACCGTTACAGCAGTGCAGGTTAAGAACGATCTATCCGGTGCTTGGGAAGATGCGGCAAGTCAGTTTACCGTGACGGATACCACACATGATAATGCTGGTGGCGTATCTACGAACTACAAGAGATACACCTTCAATATGGGTGTGGATACCGGATCACGTCAGATTCGCGTTAAGTGGTCATAAGGAGATAGATTATGGCAAGACAAAAAGGTATGCTCAATCTGAGCGGTAATATCGAGGTCAATGCAGGTGCGCCGTTTGATGCAAGAGAAGTGGTTCCTGCAAAGGCGGATTTGACGGTCGCAGACAACTTTCCATACCCGTATGTTGGTAT